GGCGGCGGCAAGTACTACGAAACATTCGACGATGTCCGCGCTGGCTGCAAAGCGTTTGCCGCCCTGCCGTTGACTTCGGCCATTTGACATGACCCCCCAATCCCTCATCCTCCCCCGATGCCGCGAAGACGGCGGCTGCTGGGTCTGGCTCGGGTGCGTCCAGCAGTGCGGCACGACGCCTACTTTCCGCCCGCCTGGATCAAGCAAAACCGCATCCGTGCGCCGATGGGTGCTCCAAGCCACCGGCCACGACATGACCGGCAAGCTGGCCACCAACACGTGCGAATCACCGCTGTGCGTCGCCCCGTGGCACCTCGCCGCCGTCACCCGCAAAGACCTACAGCAGCGCACCGCAGAAAATCTCCTGCTGTCCACAAAAATGGCCCGCGCAAAATCACTGCGCACCGCACGCCACGCCACCGCAAAGCTCACGCCCTCAATCGTGGCCCTGCTGGCGCAAAGCCCCATGCCCAGTGCCGATCTGGCCCGCTACATGGGCGTGCACAAGCAGACCATTGACAATGCCCTCAGCGGGCGGCACTGGCGGTCTATGTCGGCCTCGTGGTTCCCGACTGGGCTGTAGGGGCTTTGCTTGTGTCGGCGGCTGGGTGTCGCCATAATTGAGGCATCAATAACGGAGCACAAAATGATGAACCACACACGTACTCGGGGCCCTTGGTCTACCTACGTCAACAACTCAAGCGCCGTTGTAATCCGGAAGCTGTTCCCAGATGGCCAAGAATCACACTGCATCGGTGTAGTCTCATCCGGTTTCAATGACGCCCGCCTGATCGCCGCCGCGCCTGAGCTTTTGGAAGCGTTGCAGCAGATGGTCGCATGCCACGATGAGCCGACGTGCCCAGCTATCGCCGTGGCCCGCGCAGCCATCGCAAAAGCAACGGGAAGCGAAGCATGAAATACATCCCCCCACCCCACCCAGGACAAGTCAAATGGTTCTCCGGCCCGCCCCCAGAGGTGGGGTGGTGGCCTGCCGACTATCCGCCACGGGAGACAGACCTGCTCCGCTGGTGGGACGGAAAGCAGTGGAGTCTCGCCAATATGTCAGAGCGAAGCACCCCAATTTTGCTAACGCCCGCCCCTATGCAATCCGACATCAAATGGACCGCCCGCTGGTGGCTCCCAAAATGACCCTCCCCGAACGCCTAGCCCGCCTCACCGCCGACCTGCGCAGCGCAGCCCTGGACATTGCCCACTCCTCTCCGCAATGTGCCGTCCGCGCACACGTCGCAAACGAGCTGGCGGCCCTGGCTGACGAGCTGGACGACTTCAGCCTCGCGGTGGACATGGAAGACCAGACCAGCCCCCGTCACTGATGCGCTGTACAAAATGCCACCGCTACATTGACGCGCCCCATTGGCTGGCCGGTCGAGCCTATGGCCCGGACTGCTACCGCGCCCTAGCAGGTGCGCCCACAAAAATCAACAGGAAACAGGCCGGAAATGACCAAGAAACGCAAGATTTATTCGCCAGTTCGCAAGACAGACCGCAGGTGGAGCCACTGGACCGAGGCAGAATTGGTGCACATCCGTCTTTTATTTCCGAATGTAACGCTCCCAAACAGGACTCAGGAGGCCATCCGCAAGCGGGCGCAGCAGATGGGGCTGGTGAAACCCCGCCCGGTCCCGCTGGTGGAGCCGGCTGGCTTTTCGCATAGGTGGGTGCAGCAGTGGACGGCGCACGTCCCATCTGCGCGGTCGGTTTGGGATTTGGCGAGATGACCCAGGCCCGCCGCCACTCCGCCCTTGAGACTGTCACAAGCACGGGGCTGGGCTTTGTCGTGAGCTGGCTTGCCACGCCGCCCATCATGGCCCTGTTTGACGTGCACACGTCGCACACTCAAGCGGCCGGGATCACCGCGATCTACACCGCGCTGAGTCTTGTCCGGGGCTACATCGTGCGCCGCGCCTATAACCACATGGCGCACTAGGGTATTGCAATCGACCGTGTTTTGTCGGTTATGATTGAGCCATCGACACACACCAGACGGAGAAGATCATGCAAGCTACCTACGCAGTGACCAATGCCTATGAAATCAAGGACGACCTGAAATCTTCGGGCGCCAAGTGGGATGCGGCAAAAAAGGCTTGGATCATTGCCCAAGCTGCACTCGACAAATTCAACGCACGCACGCAAGCCTACGGAATGCGTTGGTGCAAAGGGTGGGCAAAGGCTCAAGTCGAGGCAGTGCAACAATAACCCCGGCCCTCCGGGGCCACCCCCATAAAACAAGGAGCCCCCATGCAATCCCCAGTCAACCGCGCCGAGCAGTCGCACCTTTCCGACTTCGCCGCCCACATCGCCCCAATGTCGGCACCATTGCCGCACCCCGTGCTGCGCTATCACGAAACGCACGATTACAAAGCAGCCCGCAAGGTCTGGTGCGCCCTAGCGCTGTTTTGGGTCGGCATTGTGGTGGGAGTGGTGACATCATGGTAAGCGCCTACCTCGTGACCCTGCCGCCCGGCGTGGTGCCGAACCAGGCCGTATTTCTGGACTGCGCAAAAGCCGTGGACTATGCGGCCAGCCATCATGGATCTGGGGCGGCGCTGACGCTTTTGGAGTCGCTCAACAGGATGCGGGCCGAATTGGAATCGTTGAAAGCGCAGCTAGACGCGCTGCGGGTATAATCCCGCGCAGCCCTTTGATGGGCTTTCAGATCAGCGGCGGCGTGGATGGACACGCAGCGTGGAACCTGCGGGATAAATGCACCAAGGCCCGCGGCGCGGTGCAAGCCGGTATCAAGCCCGGCCCGCTGATCTGAGAGTGAAAGCTGGATAGCGACCAGCAATAAGGCCGCACATTTGCCTGTGCGGTGCTTACGATGAGGCAAATACTCAGGATGGCTCATACCAACGGGATACGGCCAAGAAGTGTGTAGGCATACATGCGGCAACCGTTGACTGCGTATACCCCCATCCAACTTGGAGATCGCTGCCAAGCACTCTCGCTATCAACTCAACCGGAGCAAGAAATGGTTAAGAAAACCACACGGGGATCATATGCCCCAGTAATGCAAGACTTAGTCGGCCGCACATTCTCGGAAGTGACATCAACATCCGACACTATTTCTCTGAAGTGTGCCGATGGAATTTTTACGTTTTACCATGAGCAAGATTGCTGTGAAAACGTCGAGATCGAATCCATCGTCGGAGACTTGCAAGACTTGGTCGGAGAGCCCATCCTTCTCGCCGAAGAGTCGGCCGGGAGTACCCCGTCAGGATATGAATTTGCCTATGAGCCAGAGAGTTTCAAATGGACGTTCTATAAATTCGCCACTCGAAAAGGCTATGTGGATGTGCGATGGCTTGGCACATCTAGTGGCTATTACTCAGAGTCTGTGAGTTTGGGGTACACCCCAGTTGGTTCATAATGCAACCCCCCATCACCCGCGACGCCGTTTACCGCGCCATCTACGAGCACGGCCCCATGACAGCCCAGGAGATCGCCGACACGACCGGCATCAAGCGCGGCAAGATCAACGGGGCGCTCAACAAATCCCCGCTAGGCCTGTTTTACATCTCCGCCTGGCGCCGCCAAGACCCCGGCACAAAGGGCTCCGTGTCGCCAATCTACGCCATCGGGCCGGGCAAAGACAAGCCCCATCCGGGCCGCATTGAGCACAAGGAGCGCTGCGCCCGGTACCGGGATCGCAACAAGGCCATCATCCGTGTGCGCGATACCAAGCGCAAAAACCCGGCAAAACTGGCCAATCCATTTCACCAGCTTTTGGTGCTATCATCCCTCTAACCACTTACTTGCGCGGGGATGCCTCCGGCCCCTAGTCCTCGGGAGAGGATGCAAGTGTTGAGCGCTGCCCCCGCCAGCGTATTAAGTGGAGCGGGGACTTTTCAACAAAGGACGGATATGACAGACAATCGCGAATATACGGGCGGCAGTGTCAGCTACTACCGCGTGCGAGTTGAGGCCCCATTGTCGGGCGATCCCGCATACCACGCCGAATGCAACGACATTATCGAGGCGCTGGGCATGAATTACGCCGAAGCCAGCGCATTCAAGGCCATCTGGCGATCCTGCGCGGCCCGCACTTTGGGCTTGGCAAAACGCGGGTACAAAGATGGACTATATGACGCCGAAAAGGTGGCTTTCTTCGGAGGCCGCATGGTAGCGCAAGCCAAGTCGGCACCGCAACTCGGCGTCGAATGGATCGAAAACACCGGCGTTCCACCATTCAACAAAGGCGAAATTGAATATGTCCTGCGCGATGGCGTCATTGACCATGCCGCCGCCGACAAGTGCGACTTTGCCAAAACCGGCCGCCCCAGCGATATAATCCGCTATCGCTACATCTGAGCCATACCATGCCCGCCGGTCATCCCTTCGACTATTGCCAAGAAAAGCAAGACCTCGCCGACGCATACGTGGCGGGCGGCTGGATTGAAGCGGGCGATGCCATCCCATCTATGGCCGGTCTGGCCATCTACATCGGCCAGGCTCGGCGCACGGTTTACAAGTGGGCCAAAGAGTATGAGGCCTTCGCAGAAACTCACGAGCGATTGATGGGTGCGCAGGAGCGCGAGCTTTTGAACCAGGGCCTGCGCGGCAATTTCAATGCCCCATTGGCGAAGATGGTGCTTGGCAAGCACGGCTATTCTGATGCCGTGACGCAGGATCATAAGTCTTCGGATGGTTCGATGAAGCCCACGGCCCCGGTATATAACATCGTCCGAGAATGAGCTTCGCTGTCGATATTTTCCCGGCCTACGAGGAATATCTACAGCCAGCGCGGTTTAAGGTGGCCTTCGGAGGCCGCGGATCGGGGAAAACTAGAACCTACTGTTCTATCCTCCTAAATAACGTCCTGTTTTACGGATGGCGCATTGTGTGCTTCCGTGAAATCATGGAAAGCATCGCCGACTCGGTGTATCAAGAGTTTGTCGAGGAAATCGAGCGCCGAGAATTGGGCGACCATTTTTCGATCCTGAAGACCCACATTGAATGCCCCAGCAACGGGGGCATTATCAAGTTCTCGGGTCTCAAGGCCAGTTCCAAGCGGCTGGACAGTCAGAAGCTCAAGGGCTTTTCACACTTCGACGCGGCCTGGCTGGAAGAAGCCAATTCAGTAAGCGCCGAATCGTGGAACGCCCTGATCCCTACCATGCGCAAACCCGGCTCTGAAATCTGGGTTTCGTATAACCCTGGGTCGGTGCTTGAGGCCACGCACAAACTGTTTGTGACTGAGCGGTATTTCCCAGACTACGAGGGCGACCGTCGATATTGCATCGTCAAGAAGATCAATTACACCGACAACCCGAGATTCCCGGCTGAACTGCGCGATCACATGGAGCAGATGAAGGCGGCGGATTTTGACGCGTACCAGCACATATACGGCGGTGAGCCCATATCGAATGACTCGCTGGCTGTCATCAAAGCGTCGTGGGTCAATGCGGCTGTTGACGCACACGTCAAACTAGGGATTGTGCCAAGTGGCCAGCTTGAGGCGGGTTTCGACGTGTCCGACGATGGGCCAGACGCGAACGCGCTGGTATGGCGACAAGGGATTGTCTGCCAAGGCGTCGAGGAATGGAAAGACAAAGACCCGGTGAGCGCTGCAAGCCATGCCCATACCCGGTGCTTGGAACTGCGCATTCCCATGCTGCGATATGACGATATTGGTGTAGGGGCCGGGGCAAAGGGGCGGTTCAACCAGCTTGAGCATGAACTATTGGCATCTGGTGCCCGTGGCTTTCAACGCGTGACCGCCACCGGCTGGACTGCTTCGGCGGCTGTGCGTCACCCTGACAGCGAATACCTGCCCGGAAAGAAAAACAAGGATATGTTCGTCAATCTCAAGGCGCAGACTTGGTGGCTGGTTGCTGACAGATTCCGCAACACCTACAACGCGGTCAACGGGAAAACCTACGACCCGGAGAAGCTAATCAGCATCTCGTCGTCGGTGGCCCACCTAGACAAACTCAAGGCCGAATTGAGCCAGCCGCAGCGCGACTATGCAAACGGCAAGGTCAAGGTGGAATCCAAGGCCGATATGAAAAAGCGTGGTGTGGCTTCGCCCAATTTGGCCGACGCGTTCATCATGGCCTTCGACGAATCCGGCTCGTTTGACCTATCCTCCCTCCTGTGACATAATCCCCGCAAACCCATAGGAGCCCACACCATGCCGATCCGCGACGTATTTTCCCAAGAACTCATCAAACGAGGTGTTTTGGATGAGGCGGGGGTGCCTGTTGCGGGTGGCGG